GTAGTCAAAAACATAAACACCTTTACGCTCTTCAACTTGTTTAAAGTCACAAAACAACTTGTTACCTATTAATTTACTTTTTTCAAAGGCTTTAAATTCATCATCATCCCGTAAATGATATAAACAAGATAGTTTACCTTCATCAGGATTATAATTATTCTTCCAAGAAATGTAAGTTTCTACGGGAGTCACACTGCCTCCACGTTTTATTTCCAAAGCCGGATACAGAAATACCCGGCTTTTTTGGAAATAATCTTTATACAAAGACTTTATTACCATATATTTATTAGTTTATAAGATTACTTTACTTTTTGCAAATTCATATGGTAGTTTAAAGTTTTTTTCTTCATAGTGCCACGTTGCTTCTTTTAACTTTTCTTCTAATTTAAGTTGCCATAAATCAAGAGTTCCTCTACTTACTTCAAAAACATACACTTGTAAATATTTATCAATAACAACAAAATTAAATACAATTCTGTAATTATTCATAATCAATTCACTAAACTCATAAGCAGCTAATCTTTCATAGATAGCCGCTTGCGCCCAGTAATTATAAAACTCTATTGTTTCACGAAAATCTACTATTGTCTTTCCTGTAGTTTTAAGGTCATTAACAAAGATAATCTGTGCATCATGATCAATCTTAACATTATCCAACACACCTTTTAAACCAAAAGGTTTATCAGTCTGTGCCGTTAATAGTTTTTCATTATACACATCAACATTTTCTAAGTCATTTCTTGATATACCTAGTAAATGACATACATCTTCATTTAACTTTAAAGCATCAATTGATTCATTACATCTTTGAAGAGTATCATTGTCAATTAAATCTTTATTACCTTTTAACTTCAAGAATTCAAAATAAGATTTAGCATCATCTGTAAGAATTTTCTCTAATCTTTTTTCATCCCCTGTTTTAAACGGAGCTTTCTTGTCATCTGCTAAAGCTTGATGCAAAGGAGTCTCTTTTAAAATAGTCAATATTTCTTGTGAGTATACGTCTAAAGGAACATCAAGACCTTTAGTATCTAAATGTATAGTCATTACTTTATCTACTATTTTTCTAAGACTATCTCCAGGCAATGCACTTGGCATCAACATAAACTGCTGATCAAATGAACCATCATCAAGCAATAAACAATGTATCACCTTACCATCAATAAGGTAACTTTCTAACTTATCTTCTTTCTCCTGTAGTACATAATGCTTGTAATATAAAGAAGGAGAATATAGCAATTTATTAAGTCCTGAATAACTCAGGAAAAGTGGTTTGCTATAAAATTCATCTGTTAATTCTTGTACTGTTTTTTCTGTTGTCATATTTAGCTTATTGTGTTATTAATAATTAATTTAAGAGATGGATTTATTTCTTCTTCTGGCTCATCTACAATAACCGTATTGTGATCTTTATCTAATATGTTATTAGCTAAAGCTGTGTGAATTTCATCACTTAATTTAACTGTATCTACTGATATAAAATCTGAACTATGTCTGCTATTTACATTTTCTTTCATAATTGGTAACAATATATCTAAGTTATATCTGTTTAATAAATTACGTTGTATCAAAGATTTTACAATATTATTTGTATTCATTGAACGTATATTTATATCAAAAAACTTAATTAAAGACTGAAAATTTACATGACTTCTATTAGGTGATTCCCATATTTTAGTAGGATATTTATCTATTAACAACAATAAAAATACTGCACTTTTTTGAAAATCACAATTGGCCATAGCCTCAATAGCTAATTTTGTATTATCATTATCAGAACTATTAAACAAATGTTTAATAGATTCATATTGTGTAATATCCATTACACCACCAGTATTTATTTGCTTTAATAAATTATCTTCATAATAATGATCAGCTGCTTGACTTAAAATTACAGCTTGATCATATGCGGCTTTATTAACAAATTTAAAACTGTTATAACCGTCATAAGGATCATCATCATAATCTTTTTCATAATAAGCTTTACCTAACATTTCAGTAGATTTTAGCATATTGTTCACATAATAATCATACTCAACAATTTCAGATGTTTGCTCTTTTAATAAACAAATTGCATCATTAATCCAAGGAACAGACACATTACCATATCTCTCTAAATGTGCTAATAACTCAGAACGTCTATAATAACTATAATAAGATGTTTGAAGTAAGTCTTTAGTAAATTTAGAATTTATGATTTTTACATTAGCTTTATCTTTATCTCTAATAATTGCCACTTTATTAGTTTGACAAAAAGACTTTAATTTAAACCTTGGAATTGTAGAATCAGGGTAAATATACACTCTGTCTCCTTTTGTAGGCACATATTCATTATCTGCTAATAAGTGATTTAAAAAATTATAAATTGTTACTTTAGTGTCTTTTTCTTCAAAAGCATATTGTAAAATAGCTGTCCACTCACCATTATCACGTGTTAAATATGTTCTTGTTTTAAATTTATTAAGTATTGACATATGCTACGGGTTTTAATTGATCTGTTGGGTTAAGTTCTTTAAATTCAGGTTTAAGCTCCATTGTAAAATTGTAAAATTGAGCACAACTAATACCTTTTAATCTAAATACAAGATCACTATTCATTTTAGTTACTAATTTTTGAAAAATCTCAGGAGTTAACCAACCTTTTGTCTTAAGATATTCTATAAGTGAAGACTCCCCCCTGGTTGTTAAACTAAATAAATCAGAATCATCTCTAAATTGTCTACTTGCTTTTGTTCTTAAGTTTACCATTCTTTGACTAATTGACCAACCATTTCTAGTTAATTTCCATATCCAATAAATTGATTTTTCAATATTTATTTGATTCAAGATAAGTTGTGCCATTTTATGGTCACCTTCATCATTGCTGTTTAACATATGTCTTAATGTCTCATATGAGTGTTCATCAAGAACAGTGGTGCCAGCTATTACTGGCACCGTGGATGTTCCTATTAATTCTTCCATTAATTTAATTATTTTAATGACATTTTTAATACTGCTTCATTCATTAATAACTTTTGGAACTTAGCTTTGTTACCGTTAAGTACTCTTTTAATTAAGATATACTTTAAGTCATCTGTAAATGTATCTGGGTCAGTACCTAATTTAATCAATCTATCAATATTCTTTTGAGTAATTGTGTTTTTCTCAGAATAGTTTACAGTAAAGTTGATTAAACGTGTTGTTAATATACTTGCAATATCAGCACGGTAATTATTATCATGTCCAATACAATTACGCAACTCTCCAATTATGTAATCTTGATTATCATGTAACAAGATGTCTTTTGGCGTTACTAATTTATCCAACTTGTTATGAATAAACGTAGTGAATATAGTAGTGAACTCAGGCCCAACTGAACCTTCACCAATCATTTGAATCATTGGTAATCTTTGATTAAAATTCTCAAATGAACTGATGCAATTGAAGAACGTAGTAATACTTCTAGCATTAACGCGTGTAGTTACTAATTCCTCATGCATTAACAAGAAATTAATACAACGACCATCAATACCTTGTGATTCTGCCCAACGTGCCCATACATCTTTATCAAACTTCAAGTTAATACTAACAAAACGAGTACGTTGTGCTGTATCAATTGATTGTACTAAATACTGGCCATCATCTGGATTAGCTGTTAAAATTATATGCCAATCTTTAGGTAACTTCCAAGAAATATACTCTTGTCTGTCTACCAATTCCATTACTGCTTGTATAAAACGTATCATTATGTTATCACATAGGTTCTTTATCCTATGTTTCTGCATGTTACCATGCAGTTCAGACTATATCATCAGTAACTAGTCAAGTTACTGTCCCGCGCTCGTGGTAGAATTATTATCCAATATGGATTCACTACTAGTCGTTGCTCCTTCAAACTCATTACTGAGTAAGCTTGGATCAGGATTGTCCTTGTGAGGATGTTCCCTGAGTTCACGGAATTTATTGCGGACCTACGTTTTATATCTCCAGCGGTAGCCACCTGCTGTTCTGTTTTTAGTTGCAGCTCTTGAAATGTTTGTAACATCAAGTTCTTCTTCAGCTTCTTTAGCTGATTTCCATTCTTTAACCAACTCTCCTAAAAGAGTTAATTGTTGTACTGGTTTATAAGCATACTTCTTTCTGTAATCAGAAAGAAGATCAACTCTTTTATAAGACCATCTGTACCCATACGCTGTATAATTATCACCTCTGGCACACATGCATATTGCACTAGGATCTGTTTTTAAGAAAGATCTTGCTGCTAATGATGCCGTAACATAAGTTCTAATATATTCACCAGACTGGTTATATTGGTGTACAGGTTTATCATTATGTGGACGAAGCCCTTTTGCATAAGCATTCTTTAAACCTTCACTAAGTCTCTGCTTATATGTTGCATCTCTGACAATCTTTTGAGGATCTAGAATGTGATTCATATAAGGTTTAAGCACATCAATGTAATGTTTTTCTCTTTCTATAAGTAAATCTGGTTCACAGTCTTCTATCTTATAGAAAATAGTTTCTTGTTGACCATACTTATTAAAAAGATTCTGCATTGTTCTATTGTGATGTCTCTGTGTGGTTAGTGCCCACAAATGATGTTTTAGTCTATGACCAATACTAGTGGAGCTACCCACATAATATTTATCGTTAATCTTAATAATGTAAATGCCTGGAATCCCAAGCAAGTCTTTTAGGTTTTCTACTGTAAGTGTTTTCATCTGACAAAGATAATACATTTTTACAACCTAGCAAGTACTTGCTTGAATAATTTGTCAATCCGCACGATTCCAGTCATCTAAAATTAAGAAACCACCGCCTTGTTTATCAGCAATCCACTCAGGAGGACAATAAGACATGCGTTTGTTTCCAGTAAAATTATATCCACGTTTTACATATTCATTTACTGCATTCTCATCAATCCATAAACATTCTCCTTCTGAAGCAGATAAAATAGCACTTGATGATACCGGCACAATCTCTTCAACTGTTATAGTTTCTTCAACCATTTCTTCTACTTCTGTTTCTACTTGAACAGCCATCATTACTTCACGGACAGTTAATTTACCATCAGCGCCCATTACTTGTCTTTTAGTTGGACGGTTTTCAGTAATCATTTTCTTTACCATTTTAGGTACCATTACAATTTTAGTTGTAACTACGGTCTCAGTAAGTGGAATACCAGGTATGCTTGTACCTTCTTTGCATAATTGGAATTGTCTAATAGGAAAACCTACTAAATCACCCAACTCTTCTATTTGTGCTAAATTTACTTTTACTACATTTAATCCGGTTTCATTTGCTAATTGTAACACTGAACTTGTTTTACCAATTCCTGATTCACCAACAATCTCTACAGCTACAGGTGGCTTACCACTTGCTTGTAAGAAGCGGTTATTATCTACAATATGCGTTAAAAATTCTTTTACCTCTTCAATGTTTAAATTTACTTGTGCGTTGCTCATAATTTGTTTTTTAATTTAATTTAATTTGTTGACCTACTAAGTCTGGATTAATCGGGGATTGACTACTCAATACCCAAAGCATTCTACCCCTTGCAGGTGTCGGAGCAGATGCTTCACCGTCTGTAAAATAAATCAGACATGTGTATTTATGCGTGTTTTCATTATAATAATCAATTACAGGTTGGAAA